CTTTTCAACTTAGTCCAGGTGTTGCAGTCGTAGAAAAAGACTTTTCGTCAATCGTTCCAGCAGTTAGTTCTTCTGTTGGTGCCTTTGCAGGTTCTTTTGCTTGGGGTCCAGTTCTGCAACCAATTACCGTCTCTTCTGAGAATATTTTGGTTCAGCGTTTTGGAAAACCTAACGATTTCAACTTCAACTCATTCTTTTCCGCTGCAAACTTTTTGTCATACACAAATAACTTGTTGACAGTTCGTGCCGATGGAACAAACTTAAAAAATGCTGTTCATACTAAAACTGGTAGCGTATCTGGTATTACTATCAATCTATCAGGAAATGGTAGTGGTTATGATTCTAAAGCTGCAGCACCTGCTGTAACACTGTCTGCTCCAGATATTACTGGTGGTATTCAAGCAACTGCTACTTGTACTATTTCTGGTGGTGCTATTACTGCGGTTGCTGTTTCCTCTGGTGGTTCTGGTTATTCATATTTGACTCCTCCAACAGTAGTTCTAGTTGCTCCATCTGGCGGTTCTGGTGCGACATTTACAACAGTAATGTCTAGCCCAACTATTTCTGGCGTTGCAATTTCTGGAACTGGTGGTCAATTTACTTGTACTGCAACTACATTGGTTGTTGGTAGTACAATTACTATTACTGGTACATTAGGTGGCACTGGTACTATCACTGGTTATGCTACTGGTACAACATATAAAGTTTCTGCCATTACTGGTTCTGGTTCTTCTGTAACAGGATTTACTTTAACTACTACTGGTGATGCTGCAATTGTTACCACTACTGGTACTCCAACTGGTTTAACATATAGCATTTCCTCAAATCAATCAGTTGCTTCTGTTACTGTTTCTGCTGGTGGATCTGGATACAAAGGTACTGTTACTGCTTCTTTCTCAGCAGGTAGTGCTACTGTTGGTTCTGTTACTGTTGCCACTTCAACAGTTACTTCAATTGCGGTTGGTACTGCTGGTTCTGGATATTCTACTGCTCCAACAGTAACAATTGCTGCTCCTCCTTCAGGAACTACAGCAGCTGCGACATCAACAATAACAACTGCTGGTGTTAAAATTAAAAACTCTGAAGACTATCTTGCTAATTTCGCAAGTGGCCAAGGTTTATTTGGCGAGTTTGCTGCTAAGTATCCAGGATCTTTTGGTAACGCAGTATTAGTTGCTTACGCTGATAGCACTACTTACTCAACTTGGACTTATAAGTCACAGTTTGATGCTGCTCCAGGAACTTCTACTTATGCTGCTAGCGTAGGTTCTAGTCTTGATGAGATTCATGTAATCATTATCGATGCAACTGGTGTATGGACTGGAACTCCAGGTTCTGTTCTTGAAAAGTTTGCTTTTGTTTCTAAAGCATCTGACGCTAAGAAACCAGATGGAACTAATAATTACTATAAAGATGTTATTAATAGTAACTCTTCATATGTTTGGTGGATGGATCCTCCAGCAAGCAATGTCAACTGGGGTCAACAAGCAGTAAACTCAATTGCCTATGGTGCAGTACCTGCTGGTGCTGCAGCTGGATATCAATTATCTGGTGGTGTTGATGATTACACTTTCACTGATGCTAATCAATCAGAAGCATATGCCTTGTTCTCTAATTCAGAACTGTATGATGTAAGTTTAATTATCGCTGGTAAAACAACAGCAGCTAATGCTAAGATTATCGCTGATATTGCTCAGACTCGTGCTGATGCAGTTGCCTTTGTTTCGCCACAAAGTATAGTTGATGCTTCGCCAATCGTTGGTAATACTTCTACTCAAACTGATGCAATCGTTGCTTTCCGTAACGCTATGAATACTATTCATAGCTACGCTGTAATGGACTCTGGTGTTAAATATCAGTATGATCGTTATAACGACAAGTATCGTTATGTTCCAATGAACGCTGATATCGCTGGTTTATGTGCTCGTACTGATTATTCTAATGATCCATGGTGGAGTCCAGGTGGCTACAATCGTGGACAGATTAAGAATGTTGTTCGCTTGGGTCACAATCCTGATCAAACAAATCGCGATACTCTTTACAAAGCTGGTGTAAACCCAGTTGTTTCTTTCCCAGGACAAGGTATTATCCTCTACGGAGATAAGACTTTACAAACTAAACCAAGCGCATTTGATCGTATCAATGTTCGTCGCCTGTTTATTGTTCTTGAGAAGGCAATCGCCACTGCTGCTAAGTTCCAGTTGTTTGAGTTTAACGATTCGTTTACTCGTGCGCAGTTTGTAAACTTAGTTGAACCATTCCTCCGTGATGTTCAAGGTCGTCGTGGTATTACAGACTTCCGTGTAAAGTGTGATGATACTAATAATACTGGACAAGTTATCGATAGCAACCAATTCGTGGCTGACATCTTTATTAAACCAGCTCGCTCTATCAACTTTATTACTCTGAACTTTGTTGCTGCTCGCTCTTCTGCGAACTTCACAGAGATCGGTGGATAATACCTAAATAGAGAATATAAGGAGATAACAAATGGCAAATATTGCTGATTTTAAAGCGCAACTGATTGGTGGCGGTGCTCGTCCTAATCAGTTCCGTGTGGACTTACAATTTCCAGGTTATGTAACTCTAGGTGCTATCGCTGGTTTACAAGGACAATTCCTATGTAAAGCAACTACTTTACCTTCATCGACAATTGAAAACATTGCGATGCAGTATCGTGGTCGTCAGATTAACTTAGCTGGTGAGCGTACTTTCGAACAGTGGGCTGTTACTATTTACAACGACACTTCTTTCAATATCAGAAATGCTTTTGAAATTTGGTCAAATGGTGTACAAGCAAATGCTACCACTGAGGGTCGTACTAATCCAAGAGATTACCAAGTTGATATGTCTTGTAATCAGTTGGACCGTAATGGTGCAGCTGTTAAGATGTACAAGTTCCATGATGCATATCCAATTAGCGTTGGTGCTATTGGTTTGGATTACGAAACAACTAACCAAATTGAAACTTTTGATGTGACTTTCCAATACAACTACTGGACTTCTGATACTTCAACTTCTGGCTCTGCTTTCGGAGTTAATGTTGCAGTTAATACACCAGTAGGTACATTCCCACTTTAATCCGTAAGGGTTAGAGTTTTTTATTATTGAGGATTTATAATGGCTGAATTATTCGGTTTCGAGATTAAACGCAAAAAAGAGAGCGCATTACCTTCAGTGGTAATGCCTTCTGCTGATGATGGTTCTACAGTAACATCTTCTGTCAATGCTGGGGCATATTATTCCCTAGTCGTTGATATGGAAGGTAATGTAAAAAACGAAAACGACCTTATCCGTCGTTATCGTGAAGTTGCTCAATATCCAGATTGTGATACTGCGATTGATGATATTGTCAATGAAGCAATTGTTGTAGAAGAAGATGTAGAAGCTGTTAAAATTGTAGCCGATGATATCAAAGTATCTGATGGTATTAAAAAGAAAATTCGTGAAGAGTTTGAAAATGTTTTAACTCTGTTGCGATTTAGCGAGAAAGGGCATGACCTTTTCCGCCAATGGTATATTGATGGTAGATTAAACTACCACATTCTTATTGATGAGAAGAAACCTCGTGAGGGTATCGTTGAGTTAAGACCAATTGATCCACGCAAGATTCGTCGTATTAAGAATGTTAAAAAAGATAAAGATAAAAAAGGTGTTGAAGTTGTAGTTGGTATTGAAGAATATTATATCTACAATGACAAAGGAATTACAGAACAAACGACTCAGGGTGTTAGATTAAGTCTTGACTCTGTGTTATACTGTGGTTCAGGGATGGTTGATTTAAACACTGGTATGATGTTGTCTTATTTGCATAAGGCAATTAAACCTGTTAATCAACTTAAGATGATCGAAGATGCTGTTGTTATCTATCGTATATCCCGTGCTCCTGAACGCAGAATATTTTATGTTGATGTGGGTAATCTGCCTAAAATTAAAGCAGAACAATATGTTAATGATTTAATGAATCGTTATCGTAATAAAGTTGTTTACGATGCTAACACTGGCGAAGTCCGTGATGATCGTAAGTTTCTTTCGATGCTTGAAGATTTTTGGATGCCTCGTCGTGAAGGTGGTAAAGGTACAGAAATTACTACACTTCCAGGTGGTCAAAACCTTGGCGAAATCCAAGATATCCAATATTTCCAAGAGAAGTTATATCAGGCATTAAATGTGCCGACAAGCCGATTGAAGTCTGGTGATGGTTTCCAGCTGGGTCGTGCTTCAGAAATTAGTCGTGATGAGTTGAAGTTTACAAAATATATTGCCAGACTTCGTAAGAAGTTCTCTAGTTTGTTTAATGATGCTTTGAAGATTCAATTGATCGCCAAGGGTATTATTCGTGAAGACGAATGGGATGTAATTAAAAGTGGCATCCGTTACGACTTTATGAAAGACAATGCATTTGCTGAGTTGAAAGATGCTGAATTACTGCAAAATAGAATTCAGATGCTTCAACAAATTGAGCCATATATTGGTAAGTTTTACTCTGCTGACTGGGTCAAGAAAAATGTTCTTAGAATGTCTGAAGAACAAATTGATAGTCTTGAAACTCAGATTAAAAAAGAGGGCGATTACCAATTAAGTAGTGCCCAGCAACAAGGTATGATGCAAGGTGTGCAACAAGTTGCCACTCAGCAAGAATTAGATAATGCTGGATATGGTCAAGACCAGCAACAACAAGGAGCTAAAAAATGAGTACTCGTGATTTAATTGATGCGATTGATAGTGGTGATGCAGTTGGAATCGAAACTGCGTTTAATTCTGTTATGGTAGATAAAGTAGCAGAAAGATTAGATGCTATGCGTACTGACATGTCACAAAACATGTTCAGAACTCCTGAGCAAAACACAGAAGTAGAATCTGAAGATACTGAAGAAATTACCACAGAAGAGTAATATGACAAAGTATTTTGGATCATTCCGTAAGCAAGTCCTAGAGCAATCTGGACTTGCAGCATCCTTCTTAGTTTATGGGCACGATGTTAGAATTACGGAAGATCTAAACATTTATATTAATGGAATTGCTATTGAATCAAATGTAAGCACATTGGAAGAAGCAAGACAATACGCTAAACAAGTTATTGAAAATACAGAACTGTTAGAACATATTGACACTACTATACCAAAAGAAAAAGTCGCAAACTATATAAGAGAATATCACAATATAGAAAAGATTACTGATACACTTATTGAATCATATATCGAGCTTGCTTCTTCCAATATATTTACAGTGGACCCAGTTGTAACTGCCATTAAAGAATCAAGAACGGCAGAGTTTAAGGGTAAATTACAGTATGACCTTGCAGATGGATCCGTAGTTGCAATAGATGAATCTACGCAAGAATACCTAAATAGTTTACTGAAGAATAAAAATGAAATTGTTGATTACATGCGTGAATCAAAAAGCAATTTCATGAGAATTATAAAAGAACTCGAGGAATAAAATGGCAGCGATTAATTTTACTACACTTAAAAACACAAACAATGAAACTGTTATCAAGTTTCAAGGTGCAGCAACCGATACTGGCACAATTACTATTGCCAATTTAACTGCTGGCACTCAAGCATTAGTATCTGGTGGTACACCGACAGTTAATATTGTTAAGTTTTTCTGTACTGGTTTATTATCATCTGGTGTATCTGTTAGCAGAAACAGCGTTGTTTGTTTAGTGGCTGCTCCTGAAAATGCTCCAATGTTTGACTTTACAGCAAATGGTTGGACAGATTCTGTTAATAATACTTACGATATTGCTTTTACTATTACTGGCGCAAATGCTGTTGGATACATTGTTCTGCATAAAGTTGCTGGATGGGAATCTAAAGTTGAGTACGCTTCTTATGGTGCTTACGATGATCAAACTAGAGTTGGCGCTTCGACTACTATGTCGGGTAGCCCAGATAAGGCATAACTATGAAACTTATTAGAGAAGTCTACGAACAAACCTCTACAATCGTAGAGGAAAAAGTTGGTGGCAAAAAAAATTATTTTATTGAGGGTGTATTCCTTCAATCTGAGATTGTAAACCGCAACAAGCGCATGTACCAAGAAGGTGTTATGGATCGCGAAGTTGGTCGTTACATGAAAGAGTATGTTGAAAAGAATCGTGCCTATGGCGAACTCGGTCATCCAGATACCCCATCTATTAACTTAGATCGTGTATCTCACTTGATCGTTGATCTCCGTAAAGAAGGCAAGAACTATATTGGTAAGGCAAAGATTTTAGAAACTCCAATGGGAATGATCGCTCGTGGTCTTCTTGATGGTGGTGCTAATCTTGGCGTGTCAAGCAGAGCAATGGGTTCACTTAAGACTAATAACGAAGGTGTTCAAGTTGTTCAAGATGACTTTATGTTGTCTACAGCTGCAGATATTGTAGCTGACCCATCCGCTCCAGATGCATTCGTGCGTGGAATTATGGAGAGCAAAGAATGGGTTTTTGTTGATGGAAAGTTTGTGGAGCAAAATATCGAGGAAGTCAAACGCAATATTAGAAATACTTCTTCTAAGAATTTACAAGAAGCACAATTGCGTGCTTTCCAGAATTTTCTGAGTAAAATCAGATAAATAATAAATATTTACATAGAACTATCCAGTTACAGGAGATAACGATGTCAATCGAACAAAAAATCGCTGAGATGCTAGCTGAATCAAAAGCCAAGCAAGAAAGCACAATTACTGAAGAAGTAAAAGAAATGGGATCTACACCAGATAATGCTGGTAAGGTCAAAGGAAATTCTGCTGGGTCAGACCCACAGCCTTCTATCACTACTGATGGTGTTACTACTATTGATAACGAAGAAGAAAACAATGCTCGCAACAATGCTGTGAGCCAAGATGCTGCTACTACTGGCACATCTAAGTCATCAAATATTGCCAACGCTAAAGCGACTGCTCCAGAAGCAAGTCACTTAAATGGAATGAAAGAAGATATTGACGCAATGCTTGAAGGTGCTGATCTTTCCGAAGATTTCAAATCCAAAGCTGCCACTATTTTCGAAGCTGCTGTTTTAGCTCGTGTTACAGCTGAAAAAGCAACTCTAGAAGAATCTTATGCAACACAGTTGCAAGAAGAAGTTGAAAGTATCAAAGAGGGTCTTGTTGAAAAAGTTGATGGATATCTCGGCTATATTGTCGAGCAGTGGGTGCAAGAGAATGAGTTAGCCCTTGAGTCTGGTATGAAGTCTGAGATTATGGAAAGTTTCATTGATGGCATGAAGTCATTGTTT